TCGCACAGACCCCTACGATCTATCCTAAATCTGCAAAAGACCAGAACGGCCTGCTTACCGTGGATATTCAGAATACCATCGTGGAATATCACGGCTACGATGAGCTGATCACCCCGCCCACCACCTAAGAAAGGAGCTAACGCATGACACTTGGAGATTTTCTCAACGCTTGTCAGAACAACGATGTACTGTTTTCCATTTCCGATGGCACAGACGCAATCGCCACGCTTACCGGAAACTCTGCCGGGGCATTAAGCACAGTTGTATCGGGGTATACCGTTACCTCGTTCTCTGTTGTGTCCAAAACTTCCATCACGGTCGTTGTATCGACCTCCTAACACCCACTTTCAGCCATAGGGGCGGTGTAACAGCCGCCCCAACCTTCCAACCATGCTAAAGGAGGATAACATGATAATCTTAAAACTCGGAAAGAAAAGTCTGAAAATCAAATTCGCGTATGAAGCGACTGCCCGGAGCGGCATTCTGAAAAAGTTTGCGGAGTTTGTTGCCGCAAGGGAGACAGGCTCTAATCTGGATCTGCTGGATTCCCTGATGGAGTTTGTGCCGGAGCTTATTCTTGTCGGCGTACAGAAGTACCACCGTGATGAGTACGGTTATGACTATAAAACCGGAGAAGGAAAAGAGGCGTCCCTTTCCAAGATTTACAGCCTTCTTGATGATTACTTCGATGGGGATGATGTGGACTTTGATAAACTTGTGGACAGCCTGCATGACGAGCTGTTGGAGAACGGTTTTTTAGCGAAGATGCTCCAGAAGGAGCTGGAGCAGGCGAAGGAAGCGGAGAAAGAAGCGGAGAAGGAAGAACAGAATTAACATGGGAATATTATCTGAATAACATTCTTCCTTATTGGCTTTTCACCACAAAAGGCTACGGTTTGACGGTTGAGGATATAAACGATTCATGCCCGGCAGACCTTAAACCATACATAAAGGCCAGAGAGCTTGCGCTGAAAGAGCAAGATACTTATGTGTGGGCTTCAGTCGGTCAATACGGCGTAAGCGCCTTACAGGCCACGCTGGATAGCTTATTTAACGGCAGAAAAGCCAAGTGCAAGTATATCGAAAAACCTTTTACAGACGAAATCAAGACGGAAACACTCACCCCGGAAGAAGAACATGAGAAGCTCTTGCGGGAGTGGGTGCGTCAGAAAAAGATAAACAAGCTAAACTTTGACCTCTGGAAGATAAGGCAGGAGAAAGATGGCAGCGGCGGCGATTGATGATCTTTTTATAAAGATAACTTCATCCAGTGAAAATGCGGAAACCACTCTTTCCAACCTTGCATCCAGTCTGGATAAATTAGCTGGAAGTTTGACGAAGATCGGGAGCGGGGCAGATGGAGTAAAAGCCTTAAACAGGTTAAAATCTGCCCTTTCCGGGCTTTCCTCAATAAACGGATTGGATTCCGTTTCATCGTCTATTGATAAGATGGCCGGAAGTCTTAATAAGGTCAATGGAGAAAGCGCCACCTCAATCCGTACAATGATGGGGAATTTAGGCAAACTTTCCTCAGTAGACAGTACCACATTCACAAATGTTGCTGATGGTATATCCCAAATGGGAGAAGCTATCAATCGTCTTGACGCAGAAAAACTGCGTGTGTTCTCTGAAGCTGCATCACACTTAGGAAGTCTTAAAACATTTCAAGATATGGCTAGTGGCATGGATAAAATGTCACAATCTGCCGAATCTACAAGCACAGCTTTGATGGTTGTGTCACAAAGAGCGGAGGTTGCCGCCTCAACATTATCGCAGATGGGGAATACTAACCTGTCTAGCGAGTTTGTTGTTGATGGCGATTTTCGTGATTTGGATAATCATAAAGAAAAGCTGGAAGGCTTTGTCAATATCGCTAACCGTGTAAAGAACGCCTTAAATGATGCTTTTAAGAATCTTTATACGGTAAATCCGTCTATCCTTGGAGACAATCAGAAATACACAGATGAATATTTAAGGCTACAGAAAGCGATTCAAGGAGCATCAAACGAGATATATAAGTTGTCGGACAGAGCGGCAAAGATGAACGAGCTTGGTGCTACGGATGATGCTTGGGAACGCCTCGCCTATGATATAGAACAGGCCACGGAGAAATTGAAGGGCTATTATTCCCTGATGTCTGATTTGCAGAGAACAGGCGGGGATGTGCGCGCTATGACACCAAAAGAGGTGAAGCAGTCCGGCAGCTCTCTTGGTGATGTGGCAAGGCAGACAATCAGCCTTGCCGCTTTAGCATCGGCAATCCGAAAAGCATCTAACGCCATGGACAGCCTTGCAAACGCAGGGGAGAGAGTATTAAGCAAAGTGTTTACCCCGTGGCGTGTGATTACATCCGGGATGATCAGTCAAGTCGGAAAGCTGGGGTCTTCCTTTACCGGGCTTGCAAAGCGTGTGGTAGGCAGCTTTACCAATATGCTTTCCTCATGGAAAAAGATATTTGAACGGTTCCGCTTTACCTTACTCCGCAAGGCTATCAATGCGATTATCAAAGACCTTAATGCCGCCATGCTCTCACTGGCGAATTTTTCAGAGTCAACAGGGGTGGCGTTTAATAAGGCGGTATCGTCTGTTGTGGCGGATTCTAAATACCTTGGTGCGTCCTTGGTGGCTGCCTTTGCACCCATAGTGGACAGCATTGCGCCGATGATCGACTTTCTTGTAGATAAGTTAGTCGGTGCAATCAATATCATCAACCAGTTTTTTGCGGCCTTGGGAGGTCAATCTTCCTTTGTTGTTGCGAAAAAAGGAACAGCCGATTTTGCAAGCGGTCTGGATAAAGCCGGGAAATCAGCGAAAAAGCTGAAGAATAATCTGCTTGGTATAGACGAATTAAATATCTTTCAGCCGAAAACAGACACGGAAACGGGGTCTGGAAGCGGTTCTGGCTATGAATATGCGTGGGAGCAGTTAGAAGTCTCCAGCAAGATTGCGGACTTTGCCGAAAAGGTAAAGAAGGTACTTGCCGATTTATTTGAGCCGTTAAAGAAAGCATGGGATAGCGCCGGGAAATATGTCATTGACGGATTTTCCCACATGAAAGATCGAATCGTCAGCCTGTTTAAGACCATTGGCAAGGATTTTCTGGAAGTATGGAACCAGAAAGCCACGGTCAAGATGTTTGAAAACATCTTAAAGATTATCGGCAACATCATGAAAGGTGTCGGTAATCTGGCAGGGCAATTTGAAAAAGCGTGGAAGAAAAACAAGACAGGTCAAAAAATCCTTGAAAAAATCAGAGACATTATTGCAATCATTGTTGAACACGCAAAAAATGTTTCTGATTATTTTGTTGAATGGACAAAGGGCATAAACTTCACGCCTTTTCTTGAATCGGTTGATAGGCTATTAGAAAGCCTTAAGCCAATAGCAGATTTTTTTGGACAGCTATTTGAAGATGTAATGAAAAATGTTGTCCTGAAGTTTGCTCAATGGATGGCTGAAGTTGGTGCGCCCAAAATCCTAGATGCCTTTGCATCTGTATTCTCACAATTCAACACAGAAAAGATATTAGAAGACCTAAAACCTATTGAAGATGCTATTGTAAATGTAGCCGAGGCTTTAGTTAGCGGTTTTGGTGGAGCGGTTGAAACTGTCGGAACAGAAATAGCCCGATGGACTAATTCAGACGCTTTCTCAAAATTCACTGAAGGCATAGCAAATATCCTCAATGAGATTACGCCGGAACGGGTTGAAAAGGTTTTAGGAGGTATCGGGCTTGCTTTTACTGGAATAGTTGAAGCTATTGCAGGCTTTATATCCAGTGATTTTGTGCAAAATTTTGTCTCCATGATAGGAGATTTTATAGATTCTCTTACACAGGAGGATATTGCCGGTATATTGACAAATATAGCGATTGCTATAGCCGGGTTCAAGTTCGCTTCTTTCGTTGGAAAGGGAGTTAGTGGATTTATAACATTTATCAATTCCATAAGTACATTCAGCAGACTTGCATCTGGAGTATCTGGCGCAGTTGGGTCAGCAGGTGCAGCAGCATCCAGTGGTGGACTTATGGCAGGTATTTCATCAATGGCTGGCGTGATTGGTGGTGCAGCTACACTTATCCTTGGTGCAACGGCAATCGTATCTGCTTTTGGTGCGTTAAATGCCATTCCTGGATTCAAAGAGTTTATCGAAGGAGGAGGAGAGTTACTTGCAGCGCTGTTTAAGCAGATTGGGATAACAGTAGGGTCATTAGTCGGTGGTGTAGGCGAGGGAATATTTGCAAGCCTCCCTAATATTGGGGATAGCCTTGCAAAATTTGCAGAGAACCTTGAACCGTTCTTTACATCTATCAGCAATGCCCCGGTTGATGGGATAAGTCGTTTTGTTGGTGGGCTTGGTATTTTAATGACAAGCCTTACTGCAAACAACATTTCAAATTTTCTTGTAGGAGGAACAGACCTCCCTGCGTTAGGTAAACAACTTGCTGATTTTGCTGATAGCTCAAAGGACTTCTTTGAAAAGATCGCCGGATTCCCAGAGGAAGGGGTAAACAAATCCGGAAAGGTGTTTCAGTCCATTTCAAGCATTGGCAACTACGATTTTAAGACTGGTGGATTATTTCAAGCATTTACCGGAACCACAAACATAGCGGAAATAGGGCGTCAATTATCTGAATTCGCTCCTTATGGGAAAACATTTTTCGATGCAGCAGCCGATTACGCTGAATCTGGAATTGAAAAATCCAAGGGAGTATTTCAAGCAATATCAGGAATAGGCAATTACGATTTTAAGACAGGTGGTTTATTTCAGTTATTCACAGGCACAACAAATATCGCTGAGATGGGGCGGCAGCTTGCTGAATTCGCTCCAAGCGGTGAAGAATTTTTTAATAAGGTTGCCACATATTCTGAAGCTGGGATAAAGAAGGCTCCTTCTGTATTCAGCGCACTTGCAGGAATTGGAAACTACGATTTTAAGACGGGTGGGCTTTTCCAAGTTTTTACAGGTTCCACGAATATTTCTGAAATGGGTAGGCAACTTGCGGAGTTTGCCCCTAATGGCACTACATTTTTTAACGCAGCGGCTAACTATGCTGATGTGGGAATGTCAAAAGCAAAAACGGTATTCGCCACATTGTCAGCTATTGGCAACTACGATTTTAAGACAGGTGGTATGTTTCAAGCATTTACAGGAACAACCAACCTTTCTGCAATAGGGTATCAGTTATATCAATTCGGCCCGTTTGGATTGGACTTCTTTACAAAAGTGGCATCATATCCCGTGGAAGGAATAATGAAATCCTCCATGGTGTTTCAAGCAATTTCCAAAATTGCCGGATTTGAATTTAGAACAGGTGGTATATTCCAGTTTATTACAGGAAGTACATCTCTTGCTAATGTTGGAGAAGAATTATCAACATTTGGCGAGAAGGTAGAGCCGTTCTTTTCTAAAATGAATGAGATTAGCGATTCGTCTATTGCAAAAGGCCATAAAGTGCTTGAATCGTTAGCAGGGATGTCAAATTTTAGAGAAGGTGGCCTTCTTTCTTGGTTTGCCGGAGAAGTTTCGGTTAAAAAGTTAGCATCACAACTTGAATCATTTGGCAATGCGGCGAGTAAATATTTCAAAGCTGTTGAAGAAATCTCACAAACAGGATTCTACAACGGAAAGAAAGCGTTAGAGGTACTTGCTGGAACAGATTCATTCTCTCTTAGAAGCGGAGGATTTTTACAAGGGATAGCCGGGGAGATGGATTTAAAAAAAGCGGCACAAGGTTTGTCCGCACTTGCTGATCCTATTGTTAAATTTTTTAATTCAGCAACAAAAATATCGCAAGATGCCTTTGCGAAGGCAAAACAGATGTTTGAAGTATTTAATAATACAAGCGTTGATTTTAAGGCATTGGGAACCGGCCTTGCAGAATATATCCAAATGCTTACGAATTTAGGAGATGTATTTGTAGGTGTTGCGAAAGCTCCAGAATATCTGATGCAATCACTTATAGCATTGACAGAGGTAATCGGGAGGAACGCACAGATTACAATAAGATTTGCGGAGCTGTTCCCTAGATTAAGCAGCACAATGACCACAGCGGCCTCCGCCCCCACCAAAATGTCTTCATCGTTGGCAAGACTGAGATCCTCTCTGATCGAGGTGTATAACACCATGGTCAGATTGATAAACCTTACGAATAAATTTAAATCTACGATGAATGGGGTATCGTCCATCAGGGTTTCCGGCTCCGGGATAAGGGGCTATGCCACAGGCGGCTTTCCGGAAGATGGTTTATTCTTCGCAAACCACAGCGAGTTAGTAGGCCAGTTTTCCAACGGGCAGACTGCCGTAGCAAACAACACACAGATTATCGCCGGGATTGAAAGCGGTGTAGAAAGAGCAATGTCAAGAGCGCTGTCCGGGATGGGCGGCGGTTCACAGGTTTTAACCGTGGAATTAGATGGTCGTGAGATTTACCGTTCAGTAGTAGCCCAGAACAATTCAACCATACAGAGGACGGGGACAAGCCCGCTTTTAGCATAATATGGCGATAGCGAAGTTAGACACAAAAGGACGATGGGGGATAGGGGAGGCTGGTGCTTCTTCTATTTCCCATGCAATATACATCCCACAGAGTTTCAAGGTGACAGGCGATAACCTTGCGTCAGAGGATTCCGGGCGTACAGAAGATGGCATTATGCACATCACATGGATTCGCACGGAGATCAAAAAAGCCACAATGACCTTCCGGGTGATAAGCGGGAATGAGGTGGCATATCTAAAAGGGCTTATGCAAGGCAAGATATATGAGTTTTTCTATTTTGATTGCGGACAGGTTCAGCACTATACCGCCTATACCGGAAATTATGATTATGAAGCCTATAACCATGCAATACGGGCTTCAGAGGGCGGGATTTATCAAAACTTTACGATAGACGCAGTGGAAATGTAGAAACTTCAACGAGGGAGGTTTATATGTCTGCAATATTTGTCAATGGTACAGAATACGCGAATGGCGGTGGCGGAGGTGGCGGCGGTTCACTCCCTTCCGGTGGCACAGCTGGACAGGTGTTGACGAAAAAATCCGCTATAGACGGTGATGTAGAGTGGAAAACAGGAGATCGCGTCCTTACACAAGCTGAATATGATGCCCTTTCATCCGAAGAGAAAAATAACGGAACAACTTATTTTATCTCGGATTCTGATGGTAATTCCTCAGATTATTCCTATCAATATGCGTTTAGAGGAAAGAATCTTGGAAATACTTTTACTGCCGAACAAAAAGCCGCCATTGCAGCAGGAGATTTTAGAGAATTTTGGAATGGTGATTATTGGGAAGATCAGTCTGGCAGAAAATGGAGAATTGTTGATAATTCTGAACCTTTTATAAAGGTTAATGCGGGTAATAATACAAAATTTATGAAACATCATATCATCGTAATGCCGGATGATAACCTTGTTAAAGCTGACGGTTCAACACATTACATGAATGATACAGACACTTCATCTGGAGGTTATAAAAGCTCAAAATACCGTTCTACATATAAGAGTATTTGCAAAAACTTATTTGATAGTTTTTTTGGATCTGATTTTGTAGCGGTTCATAGGGAAATAATTTCCGATGCTACTTCTAGTGGAAAAGCCTCTGGATGGTCTTGGGTTGATGCAGATGTGGAGCTTCCAAATGAGATAAATATGTATGGGTGTGGTATCTGGTCAAACGGTGGTTCTGATTTTACTGGATATAATGTGGGTCTTAACAAGACGCAGTTCAAATTGTTTATTATTAAGCCGGAATATATTTTCAATTCAACAGATCAAACAAACGCAAGTTTTTGGTTGAGAGATGTGCCGGGTAACTCCGATTTTGCTTGTGTAACAGCACAGGGTATATCTGATAAATATGGAGCATCTGCAACTACTGTCGGTTTTCGCCCTTATGCGATAATTGTTGGAGATTAGGAGGCCTTTTATGGGAAAAATTATTAAAAACGAAATTCCTTATGGAGGAGGTTCTGGTCTTCCCGATGGAGGCACTACCAATCAAGTGCTTGCCAAACGCTCATCTGCAAATGGTGACGCTTACTGGAAAACGATGGATGCTGACCTTTCTAACTACTACACCAAAGCCGAAACCGTAACACAAATTAACAACGCTATCGGCGCGGCGCTTTTAGCTTCCTACTAAAAAAAGGGGGAAACATGGCAGAGACTTTAACAAGTGCCTTTACAAATATAGCAAATGCCATACGGGGAAAGAATCGGTCACATGATACCTATACCCCCGCTGAAATGGTCACTGCAATCGAAAACCTGGACGGGGGAGAAACCATATTGGAACCTGTCACAATAACAGAGAATGGAACGGTCACACCGCCATCCGGTCATGCGTACAATTCCATCACCGTGAATGTGGAAGGCGGTGGGAGTGGCGATCCCGAACAGGGAATAGTAACCATTCCGCTTTTAGTCACAGAAAACGGTACATACACAGCCCCGGCAGGCGTGGCATATTCCTCTGTTGTGGTGGATGTATTAACCACAGGCCCGAAAACAAGGGGAGTGATTATTGCAACAGCGGCAACGGCAATGGGCGTAGATGATGTAATCGAACCGTAAAGGAGGGATAATGACACAACCGATTGTTTTTACCCCACAGGAGCTTATCACCACAGTATTAGCCATTTGTGCCGGGATTGTCAGTGTATCGGCGGCTATCACAGTCATTGTGCGCTTTATAACGAGGGTGAAAGCCCCGGAGGAAAAACAGAATACAAGAATAGCCCAATGTGAGCAGGATATCTTAGAGATAAAGGAGCAATTCAAAGTGTATGACGGATATTTTGCACATGACAAACAGCGCCTTGACCGTTTAGAGTTTGGCAATGAAGCTGAGAACAGGGCTTTGCTTGCCTTATTAAATCATGCAATTCACGGAGATAATACCGATGAATTGAAGGCGGCTAAAAAGGAATTGGAGCAGTATCTTGTGACCACAGCTTCAAAGTTTGTTTCGGGGGTTTCATGAGAAAAAGCACATTCACCAAAATTGCCGTCAAGGTGCTTTTGTTTGTGGGGGTCATTAACGCAATGATTCCTTTTTTATTGTCTGCCATGGATAAAGCACCTGTTACAGAGTTGGGTATGGCATGGATAACGGAGATCGTTGCCGTGATTCTTGGCTATATGTTGAAGTCATACCACGAAACAAAGCAAGAGCGGAAACAGAATCATGCGGATTTTGTCGCAGGAATGATGGAGGGAACAGATGAACGAGATAACCTATACGATTCTGAAGATTGTGGTTAGCGTGTGTGCGGCGCTTCTCAGTGCTTATGCCATTCCCTATTTAAGGCGGTTGGCACAGGATAAGAAGCTGGAGGATATTTTAACGGCGGTGAATACGGCGGTGAATGCAGCAGAGCAGACCGTCAAGGGCGATAGAAAGGGAGCGGAAAAGAAACAGATGGCGCTGTCCTATGTGAGCGACTGGCTTACGGAACACTCTATCAAGATTACTCCGGCACAGCTTGACGGATTGATTGAATCGGCGGTTTACGCAATGAACAAGGAGAATTGATATGCCTGTTGTGATCGGAAGTGCAAGGATTGATGAACGAGGAAAAATAAGCGGCGGTGCGGCAGGAGATCAGAAGCAGACCGGGCAGGACGATTACAAAGGGGAAGTCAGTCTGCAAAAATTTTATGCTCACGCAAAGGGATGGCATATCCTCAGACCAAAATACCCGGAGGATGCCGTAAAGATTGCAGAGCGAATGAAAGCGGCTTGCAATAATCCGAATATCGGATATGACCAAAATGAACGCCTTGGTGTAATTTCCAAGGGCATAGACACGGCGGTAAAGACAGAATGTGACTGTTCTTCTCTTGTCCGGGCGTGCGTGAAGGAAGCCACAGGTAAAGACCCCGGAAACTTCACCACAGCAAATGAGGTGGAAGTGTTGGAAAAGTCCGGGCTGTTTGAGCCAAGACGAAGCTATGTCATGGGAAGCACTTTGTATGTTGGCGATGTGCTTGTGACCAAAACAAAGGGGCATACCGTGATTGTGGTGGACGGGGCAAAACGAAAAGGCACGCAGACCCCCGAAAAATCCACAGAGAAGAGCATAACAGACATATCCAGAGAAGTTATCGCCGGGAAGTGGGGAAACGGCGTAGACCGCAGAAACAAGCTCTCTGCAATGGGCTATGACCCGGTTGCAGTACAGGAAGAAGTGAACCGCCTGTTAAAGCAATAGAATGCAGTGTTGTGGTGTGTCCCACCATGGAAACGCAGATAGAATCATCTTAAAATGTAGGTGGCTGTAAATATCCCTCTCATATTTCTCAGCCAAACCCCATCAAGCGTGGATAGCGACTACCCACCACTATCCACGCTTTCCTTTTAATCTTACAGACAGGTGGATAAATGTACAATGTCTCACAGGAATACATAGACCTCATAACAGCGCAGAAAACCAACATCGAATGGAATTGGGCGGTCATGATTACCACGAAAGACGGTACTGGCTATGCGCTGTCGATGAGCGACTTAAAACAGGGACAAAGCAGGATTACAAGGGAGATCGTGTCTGGCAGTTCTTTGGAGTTGGGAACAACCTGTTCAGCGGAAATCTCCCTTGCTATCTTTCTGACGGAGATTAACGATCAATACTATCTGGATGGGCAGATTGTAGACCGCTATGCGTTTTTTGATGCCACCATAGAGATTGAATTTCAACTTTATACCCAACAAGGCATTGAGGGTGTGCCTTGCGGGATATATACCGTTACGGATGCCACAAGAACAGCAAATGTCCTTACCTTGACAGGCTATGACAATATGCTGAAGTTTTCCGCTTCCCTCAGTGACCCGGAAGATAAGACTTGTTATGAGTGGTTGTCCACGGCTTGTTCAGAGTGCAACGCACAGATTGGAAACACACAGGCAGAGATTGAAGCAATGCCAAACGGAACCTTCATCACAAGCGGATATGAGGTTTCCACCAAGGTAAAAACATGGCGGGATATGATCGGTCATGTGGCTTCAATGCTTTGCGGATATGCCTATATCGGGCGGGATGGAAAGTTATATATCGGACGGTACGGCATGACCCCGATACGGACAATCTCAAAGGCGTGGCGGTATAAATCAGAGGTTGCCGATTACGAAACCTATTATTCTTCTTTAACCTTCACGAATGACCGCAGAAACGAGCAGATGAGGGTAGAGGTGCAGGGGGATGGTCTGGAATATGCAATGTCCGACAATCCCCTTTTGCAATACCCCAACTCCTACGCCACAGAAAGACGGCTGAAGGAAATCCTCAATGGGCTTGCAACTATCCGTTATACCCCCTTTGAGATTCAAACCCCCATGGACCCCGCCTTGGATGTGGGAGATATTATCGAATTAACAGAGGGGCAGACCGTTTCCGGGAAATATGCGCCGATTACCTCTATCGCAATGCCCCTAAACGGCAAAATGACCTTGAAGGGCGTAGGGCAGAATCCCCGGACACAGGAAAAGTCCACACTGGAAAAGAAAATAGATGAAATGTCCAACACGGCTTATGCCGGGGAAGCACGATATGACCACTATATCAACGATGCACCCATAGCCATAGCCGATGGAAGTCAACAGCGGGTTATCGTCTTAACCTATGAAGCGGCGAAAAACTCCCATGTGGATTTTCACGGGGAAGTATGTTTCGACATTGAGATAGATGAAGTGATAGACCCGCAAACAGGGGATATTACCAAACAGGCTGATTTAACCGTCACTTACTACCGTGACGGAACAGAGGTAACAGATTATCACCCGCAACAGAGAATAACCATTGACGGGAAGCACCTTCTTAATCTGATGTATTTTTGGATTCAGAACGGCAACAAGAAGGATGGTTCTTTTGTCGCATGGCTCAATGTCACTGGCGGCACAATTACCATAGCAGAAAAGTTTTCCCGTGGTTATATCTGTTCACAGGGATGGGATTCGCAAAACTCAGATTCGTGGGACGATCCAAGATATTTAATCTACATTGAGGTAACTACTCTCCCGACCAAAACCACCTACAACTTAGGCGATAACTTGGATTGGGATGGGGTACAGACCCTAGCGTTTTATTCTGACAACACCACGCAGGATATAACCTACGACTGTACCTATACCCCCGCACACGGTTCACCCGCCACACAGGGATTGACAGAGTGCGTTGTGACCTATGCAAAAGACGGAGAACGGTATTCGGATTCATTCCCGGTGATTATTGAGGGTGAGTACGATGATGTTTACGAAGTAAACGGAGGGCGAATAATGATTGCTACAGCAGGAACGGCAATGGCAAAAGGGGATACGGTGTATTTTGAGAATCAGGTCGGAGAGTGGACGGATGTGAGTAATGAGGCAAGTGCTTTGCCAAGTAATACCTATTATCGACCTATAATTACAAGCAATGGTAGATATGTATATATCACAAATCATAGTACGTCGGGTCATTATTATGAGTTAATGCGTTTAGATACTTCCACAAATCCATGGACTGTAGAATTCTTTACATGGAATGATCTTTTCCCGGATTTTACAATTAGTTCACTAACAAATTCAATGTATATGGGACAGGATGGAGATGTTGGATGTATTGTAGGTTATAACGGTACAGGAACATATAGATTTAATTTTTATGACTTAAATACTCTTGATATTTTATTTTATTATGATGTTGCATCATCAACAGATGGAATAAGCAGTAATATTTGTATCGGCGGTTTTAAGATATTTGACGATTATATATGTTTTAATATGTGGTACAATGATTTGGGATTAGTTAGAATAAATAGAATTACAGGTCAATTTGTAGCATCTACAGATAATTATAGACAGTTAGATATAGTAGCATGGGATACTCCGAATACATTATATGTATTACAATCAGACGGGAGATTAATAAAATACTCTTATAGTGATACTGGATCATTAAACATTATTAAAAGCGTTACATATCAAGAAGTGAGTGCATTAGGATATTATAGATATGGAACCTGTATTTATTTCAACGGAAAACTATATGTTGGGGTAGCATCAGATAAAATGATATGTGTCGATGTATCAGGAACAGAGTGGATTAAGGAAACATTAGAATTTCCAACAGCATTTATCCCGGTTTTAAGACAGTATGGCATAAATAGTTTAGGAAATAAAATAGCTTTACCTGGATCTAATACAATAGCAACATTGGATTTAGCTACTAAAACATGGAATGTGATAGGTTATATCAATAACTATAAATCTGATGTAGAAGCGCATGTTGCCATATCAGATAAGATTATTGTTGGCTTTGCAAATGCCTACCGCAACACCGGAGCAGGCACAATAGCCCACAAAGCCTACAACAACCTTCACGGCTCTAACGCTTTAGGTTATGCCATAGAAGATATGACAGCCGGGCAGAAAGGCAGATTCAGAGAGCTGTTCACTTAAAAACTTTCAATCGTTAATGAAAAAGGAGGGTAACACCTCCTTTTTTTGATGCAGAAAACAACCAACGGCAAAGCGATTGAGGAAAGGAGTTAGCAAATGACAGGAACCGTTGCTTTTGCTATGAGCAAAAAGTACACAAACGATTCTATGGATGGAGCGGGTGCGGTAAAGGGAGTTCCTTGCACCATAAGCGCCATAGACCCGATAACCGACACTGGTGGGGATGTAATCGGTAAGCGTGTCATATTCCAGTGGACTTCCAACAGCGGAACCGTTACCACAACACCCATGGATGTTATGTATGGCGAAGATGGGCGTGGGATTGCATCGGTTGAAGTGGATGCCGCAGGGAACCTTGTCATTACATACGATGATGGTGCAAAAGAAACCAGACCGATTACGCTTTCCGTTGCCTCTCTGGAGTTTGTGGATTCTCTCCCCGCATCCGGGCGGGATTCCGTGATTTACCTTGTTCCCACGGGGACAGAGAATGTCTGCTCAATGTATATCTGGTCTAACGGTCAGTGGAAGCTGGTCGGTTCGACACAGATTGATATGTCGCAGTATTACACCAAAACGCAGACGGATGCACTTCTGGATGGCAAGATTGACCTTACGGAAAAAGGTTCAGCGGGAGGTGTTGCGGAATTAGATTCTAACGGATTAGTTCCTACAACGCAACTCCCTTCCTATGTTGATGATGTTTTAGAAGGTACAGCACAGGGAGTTACAGAAACATCGGCAGGAACTTACTTTGCTACAGGGTTTATTTTAAAGGGAAAGAGTGACCCTGCTATATTAGAAGAAGGAAAAACCTATGTTGATATAACATCTAATATTCAATACAGGTGGACAGGAACGGGAACTAATCTTGTTTCTATGGGAAGTAATTTATCTCTTGGGGAAACTTCCTCAACCGCTTATCCCGGGAACAAGGGAAAGAAAAATGCCGATGATATTACGGAGTTGAACACGCTGACCGGAAAGTTGGCGGCGAACACAGCCCCGCAGGAAAGCAGACCGACTTCTTCAGCGGCCTATGCTGAAGGAGATTTGCTTTTGCTTGACGGTGTACTCTACAAGGCAAAAACCGCTATTGCCGTAGGCGATACCTTTACGGTCGGAACAAACATCGTTGCCACTACTCTTGACAATGTGATTCAAGAGGGTGGCGGCGGTGTTCCTTCGGGCGGTACAGCAGGACAGCAGCTTGTCAAAAACTCCGCAACAGACGGGGATGCTTCATGGAAAACCGTCCATGAGGAAATGACCTATGCTCAGTATCAGGCATTAACCCCGGCACAGAAGATGGACGGCACAATTCGCTTTGTACCGGATGCCCCAAGCAGCGGAGGTGGAAGCGGGGAATTAACCGCTGATCTACCCGTAACGGAAACGGTCGGTGGCGTAACAAGCGGCACAACCTATTTGCAGGGTACGCCTCTGGAAGATATTTTCAAAGATATGCTAAACCCTGTAAAATATCCTTCCTTCACAGCTCCATCTGCATCCATCACAGCAACCGGAGCAAAGTTGTTAGAGGTTGGCGGTACACTTGCAACCACAATGACCATAACCTTTTCCAGAGGTGCGATTTCCCCGGCTTATGGCACAAGTGGATTCCGGTCGGGAGAAGCGACAGGATATAGCCTCAACGGTGGCACAGCACAGAGCGGAAATGCCTTTTCTGTTACGGTCACAGAGGCACAGAAAACCTATCAGGGTACAGTCAATTATGCGGCAGGCGAACAGCCAAAGGATTCAACTGGTGCGGATTATGACAGTCCCTTACCCGCAGGCAGCGTAAACTCCAACACGATCACATACGAATTTGTCAACGCATTGTGGGCGAACACAGCAAGCATTGGAACGGTGGCAAAATTGTCGCTTGTGAGTAAATCAGCGAAGCAACGGGATATGATCTTTCCAGCCCAGAGTGTGACATTTCCCGAAACTTTCGATGTACCCGCTTCATGGACAGTCACAGCGGTACAGGTGAAAAACGATTTAAGTGGTGCGTATGAAGATGCTTTATCGCAGTTTACCGTGACAGATGTAAGCCATGATGATGCCGGCGGTACAAGCACAGCGTACAAGAGATATACATTTTCGGTCGGAATTGCCACAGGACAGCGTACTGTAAGAGTAAAGTGGAATTAAGGGAGGGCGATAAATGGCCAGACAGAAAGGAACAGCAAACTTCAGCGGAAATCTTGAGGTGTTAGCAAGCGCTCCGCTTGACGCAAGAACAAAAGTCGCAACGAAAGCTGATTTAACCGCAAGTGGACAGTTTCCATATCCCTTTGTAGGTATGGAAACATATGTGGTCGCTGAAAACAAAAAATACAGACTGATTGCAGATGATCCGACAGTGCTGGCAAACTGGGAAGAGGTAGGTTCCGGCTCTGGACTTCCTTCTGGTGGCACACAGGGACAGGTTTTAACAAAGCAGTCTGCTACAGACAGTGATGCTGACTGGGATAATATTCCTCACGATAATACAAAGGCAAACTCTTCCTCCCTTGCTCCCGTTGAAACCTCTACCACCTCCGAACACGCATACGAAATAGGCGATCATTTAATGCTTGCAGGTGGGCGTTTCCTCGTAACTGCCGATATTGCAGTGGGTGATACATTGGATGTTTCTACCAACATACAGGCGGTAAATCTAGAGGATGAAACTGGACTTGATGCTAGTGATTTTGCTGATATTATTACGCCTCTTCCTGGTAAGTTTATGGGTGGGCTTAACTATTCAACAGAGGAGCAAGTGGTAGGTACTTGGATTGATGGGAAGCCGATTTATCAGAAAACCGTAATTATCAATAGCTCATATTCAGTAGAAAAGAATCAAAGAACTAGCATCACCGTTCCTTTTAGCAGTACAAATACACTTAGTATAGTTAGCATAGAGGGGCGCATTAGGGATTCGGCATGGCATAATTATTATCCCTTGCCAGGATTTAAAACTTCGGGAGCTGGAACTGTTGCATATTTCATATCTGTTTTCATGACGGATACGGGAGTGAATATTCAGTTGGGCGGTATTAGTG